TGCGCTGTGCGGCTGTGCTTTAAGCGTTTGCCCGTGAGTGTTAGCGTGACAATTGAGTTTAATTTGTCCTTCTACACTAGACCCATTGCCTTTTACTTCTATTATTTGTGTGGCCGGGGACACAACCATATTTCCTGAAGCTGTAGTTGTTGTTCCACCCAAAACTGGAGAAGTTAATGTTTTGTTAGTTAGGGTCTGTGTAGCCGTGACTCCCACTACGCCTGTCAGCGTATTATTAGCGTAATTAATAGTCTTATTGGTTAATGTATTTGTGCTAGTTTCGGTAATATAACCACCCGCATCAATCAAATAGCCAAGGCTATTCCAGACAGTACTTCCGTTACCAGCCTTGAGTTTTGAGGTGTTAGTCTCAAGTCCCAGCTCGCCTTGAGCTAAGGTAGGATTCGCAGAAGTCCAGTTGGCTGCGGTATCTCTTCTAATTTGTATCATGTCAGCCATTACGCTGTACCTCCGTTAATTGATTGCGGTGCTGTGTAGACGCTATTGGCAAAGCCTCCGTCTGCTGAGTTTATTGTAATATTAGTTGTGTTGGTTGGAGCAACTACTATCCAAGAGCCGCTTGATCTAACAAACATTATACTGCTTGTGCTATTAAAATAAGTCGCTCCTTCAATTAGCGCATCTCCGTTGTTATCTACGGTTGGCTCTGAAGATTTAGCGCCCAAGTACCGATCATCAAAAGATGTAAAACTGGCAGCAGAAGCAGTAGCAGAGGACGCACTAGCCGTTGCGCTTGTTGCGGCAGCGTTCTTTGCTACAACAGCAGCGTCTTTAGCGGCAACTGACAAGTCTTTAGCGGCTACCGATTCGTTTTTTGCTGTAACCGATAAGTCTTTTGCGGTAACTGATTCATTTTTTGCGGTAACTGATTCATTTTTTGCAACTACAGATGCGTCTTTAGCTACCACCGCTGCCGCTGCCGAAGCCGCTGCTGCCGTAGCACTAGCAGCCGCCGCCGCGCTTGTGCCTACCCAAAAAGAAGCATTTGAAGCAGGAACCTTATTAATATTGTTGTTTTGTAGTGAGGTATAAAGAATACCGTCTGGGCCAACAACATTTTGATGGATTGAATAAGTTTCCGTACTCAACCAAGCAAAAGCTAACGAAACCCAAAAAGACGCTTGACTCGATGGGTTTTTATTAAGGTTATTGTTTTGCAAAGATTGAAACTGTGTTGTTCCTAAAAGAACTATATCGCCAGCACTGTAAGTAATGCCTGAGTTCCACTCTATGGAGTACAGCAGCGTCCAAAATCCAGAAGTAGTAGTAGGATTGTTATTCTGGTTTCCGTTAGCTAGTGACCTGTAGTAAACGCCATCACTGCCTATAACAACAGAGTTAGCCGAGTAGATAGTAGTCGCTACCCAAGCGTCACCGAAGTTTGTGCCTGTCTCACCAATAGGATCTCTGACTAGGATCTGTACATCGTTCTTGTCAGTAAGAATGCCTTTGGCGTTACCGTTAAAGAATATGTTTGGTTGACGGCCTGCCGCAGTAAGAATTACCGGATTCGTGTTAGGAATGGTTAAGTTGATATCTGCAAACGTAGTTTTAGCCGTAGTTGTGCCAGACTCGTAGAAGTACAGCTTACCACCGCCTAGAGGATCGCCAGCATCGTCAAAGTATTGTGCGTTTATCTCACCGAATCTAGCCATAATCTATTGCTCTCTTGTTCCTATGGTTTCACCTGTCTGGTATATGCCAACAGGAAGGTATGCGCTTATATAAGAAGCTAATCGCCTTGCTTCAGCGTCAGTCACCGATTCGTTAGCCTTTATTCTCATTATAGTTTCTACTATTCTGTTGGAATCTTCGCCGCCTTCTTGTATAAGAATTTCGGCAACTTGATTAAGTATTCTTGGAGTGGAATCTACTGTTTCTTCTCCTAGCTTACCAAGATAAGACCTTCCAAATTCTTGAGCTGCGTCTATAGGCTTAAGCTCTCTAGCCGATCTACCAACTCCACCTTCAGTAATTTCTTCAATTTGACCAATAGCTTGAGTTCTAAATGCTGTTTTAGAATTTAAAGCCATGTCTCCTTCTCTGGATACTTGTTGCGCCAATCTTTCTAAAGTTCTTCTATATTCTCCTAATCTTTCAGAGCCTATAATTAAGCGCATTTTATTCAGATTTTCCGCAGTTCCGTACTCTCTCACTGATTTCATAGCGGCTCTTATGCTGTCTTCGCTGGCAAAAGGATCTGCTAGAGTTCCTCTTATTCTTGCCATTGATTGTTCCATCTCAAAACCAAGCATCTTTCTAAGAGACTCTTGCAATATTTCTCTTTGCTTTTTATCCTTTACAGAACCAAGAAATCTGGAAATAGTCCCAACAGTCACATCTTTAGAAAGAAAGTTTTGAGATATCTCAATAGATTCTCTTTCTTGTATTGTATCCATGCCTAGTCTTAATGCTTCTCTATATCTAGGAATAGCTTCTTGCATAGACTTTTTTAGCTTTCTAGCAAACGAAAGCATATCTGTGCCTGTTTGAGTTCCTCTGTATTTTGGGTCATAAGCCATGTCTCCTAAAGCACGCTTTAAATAATCAAGATGAATAGGCGTTTGATCTGGTAGCAACTCAAAAGTTTCTTCCCCAGCATCATTCAAAAAAGTTCTAAAGGCTATAGGAGGAGCTAAATCATCTCCAGCAGCAAGGCTTATATTGGCTTTTTCTATAGCTTCTTTTCTTACGCTTTCAGGAATTGAGTCTAATACTTTCTGTATATTTTTACCTTGCTTAGTATTGTAGTCAATAAGCGTATTATATACGGCTTTATAAGCGTCTTCTCTTTGAGGAGCTGTTTGCTTGTTTATTCTAGTAACAATATCCTGAGCATCGTCAACGTCAGTAAATGGTTCAAATATATTTTTTAATGACTGCCTAAATTGTCTGCCTCTGGCGCGAGAAAGATCAATCATTCCTCTGTTTGCAGTTTCTACTGCATCACCCATTTTTGTCCGTGTTACATCTAAAAGCCGTGATGCGTTGGGGCTAGCATCAATAACTCTAGCGTCAGCTCCCATTCTAGCCATGTTTCTTCTTATGTCTTCTGGGCTTGAAGCAGACAAGGCTTGATCTTTAAGTATCCTAGCGGCATCTATATCTATATTTAATTCTTGAGCTAAATCATAAACATCAACAGCGGCAAACTTACGAGAAAGTCCTGCTTCAAGGAATCCTCCAACAGAGCCTCCAGCTCCTCCTAGAACTCCACCAAAGCCAGCGCCAAACTTTGCCATCCGCTCTCTTTCTTCTGGAGTCTCTCCTGCGCCATATCCTGAAAGTCCTCCTTCAACAGATCCAGCAGCAGCTCCTTGAAGAAGCCTTTTTGCTATTAACCCGCCGCCTGTTTTAGCCGTTGTTCTAGTAGCTCCTAAAGCTGGCCCTCCGGTTGCTATTCCTGTTCCTATTTCTAAAGCCATACTTTCAACAGGTCTTGCTTCTTCCATTGCCTTTCGGCCTAAACGTATATCTGCTTGCCTGCTTGGAGAAACAAATTGACCAGCAGCTTCATCAATAAACTCTCCAACAAACGGAATACCACGAGACGCTGTTTGCGCTCTAACCGTGGCAGGATTCATTTGCACTATGTCCTCGTACTGACGTTCTTTGTACATAGAGGAAGGACTTATTCCGTTGTATATTTTTAAAACTTCATCTTGGTCTGTTGTTGAATAAGCTGGATCGAAGTAACCCATAGTCCCATCAGGAGCTTGATACATATATCCTTGATCAGCGCCATAAGGCTCGTCTCCAACTTTTTGCAACGCATAGTCAGAAGGAATATCAGGAAATCCAGAAGACTCTCTGCTTGATGCGCCAGAAGGTTGCCCAGAAGAGAAGGAAGAATCAAGCCTTTGTTGAGCTTGCGCTTGGCTCTCGCCTTCTCTTAAAGTGACGTTATAATCAGCGCCATCTAAGCCTTTTAGTGTTATAAAAGCGGTATTTTCAGCCATGAATTAACCTATTAGGCACCTACTGGAGTTATAGAACCATCTGATGGAGGAGTGAATACAGGTGTACCCAAATCAAAAATAACTTGGCCTGAGATTCTATTTATTTTTCGCTTCTGTGCATCGCTGTAAAGATTTCCTTCGTCAAGTTGTAAATCTGCATCTAAGTATTGCTGAAATGTCATTTCACCAATTGCAAACTGACGAGCAAGTTCTATTTTTTGTTTTGCTCTTTCCGCTGCTGGTCTGAACGATTCTACAAGAATTTGCCTTCCTTCCACTGACTGAAGAAGACTTGGCAATGAGCCTAGATATGCTTTAAATTCTATGTCAGACGTACTACCAGATCCTGCCACTCTCATTTGTGGAGCAACTTGAGTCCTTAGTGAATCTGCCACTGCCTGTATGCCGTTTGGATCAGCCATAGATATGCTTAAATCTGGGAACATATTTCTAACTATTCTTTCAGCTCCACTCATATCTTGAGCGTTTAAAGAATTTGCCATTTGCTCTACTTTTCCAAAAGTAGCAATAGCCATTCTTTGCTCGTTCAAAGACTCTCTGGTTGGAATAAAGCCTTCCATAGCTTGCTGTTGCATTTGGTCGCTGAACGCAGGACTTTCTGGAGAAGTATTGATGTTTATTCCTCCACCACCCATTGTTTCGGGCTTTCCTGTTTGAACATTCATCCTAGAAGGAACTCCTTCAGGTATTCCAAATGAAGTTCTTTCCTGATCCGTCATAGCACGATAACTTTCGGCAGGCTGATAACCACCAACAGTCTGAGCGGTAGGATCACCACCCAATCTTTGAGTAACCATCTGACCTTGATCTGTAAGCATCTTCGGATCAATGGTTTGCTTAGGCAATGCACTTAGAAAAGTATTTAGCTCTCCCATTACTATGTCTGGTCTGCCGCGCACAAGAGCGTCTCTAAGCATCTTTGTGTCTGAAGTATCCTCACCCATTTTCTCAAGAAGGCTCATGCGGTCAACAAGAACATCTATAGCTTTTGGAAAATCTTCATTTTGAATAGCTGTCTGAATGTTTCTTGCGTCTAAAGCTGTTGCCTGCAATAACTTCATATCTTTTTGCTGGCGTTGATTCTTTAAAGACTCAAGATATTCGTCACCTTTTCCAGCATACCCAGCGCCAAAACCTCTTGCAAAACGACCAGCTTTATTAAAAAAACTGTCTTTTTCTTGGTCAGGAATAACTTTAAATGCTGGGCTTGAAACTGAGCTTGCAGTAGGCTGTCGCACATTAGCAGCCGCTCTAGATATAGGGTCAGCATCCTCATTCTTTACAGGAAGGCCAGCAAGCATTCTTTCAAATTCTTCATCAGTCATTATTTTGCCTCTGCATTAGATCGGAATTGAAGAAGTCACCGGAGCCGCTGCGCCTCCAGTTGCCAATCCGCTCATTGTTCTTCCAAAATCATTCACCATACCACTAACCTGAGTTGTCTGGCCTAACCCAGCTGGGTTGTAAGCAGCGCCAGTTCCTGTGGCTATTCCTGCTAACTGACCAGCCGTGCCGCCTATCATACCTGACATTCCAGCACCTGCGCCGCCTTGGATGCCAGCTAGTATATTAGCCTGCTGACCGATTAGATCAGACATACCGACACCTTGATCGCCTTGGTACTGAGCAAGAGCATTGATCTGGTTGGTAATGTTCCCAGCAATGTCTCGGCCTGCTTGCATCCTGTTAGCAGCTAATGCGCCGCCTGTACCATAGAGATAATCACCGACTGTCATCCCCCCAGTAAGACTTACGTCACCCAACTGCCGACCTGCCTGAGAAGCTAACTGAGACTGCGCTAAAGACCTGCCGCTAGCTATGTCAGCCAATTGCGAACCTGCGCCTGTAAGTGCTTGCATTCCTAAAGTGCCGCCAGTAACACCAAGGTTTCCTAGCTGCTGACCAGCGCCTGTAAGTGTACTCAGTCCTTGCTGTCCTGCTAACGTCCCTAGTCCTGCGAGCTGCTGGCCTGTGCCAAGCTGAGACTGAGCAATCTGTGCGCGTTGTGCAGCTAACTGTTGTGCCGCTTGAGTCTGTAGATCAGCCTGTGCAGCGCCGCCTTGAGCAGCAAACTGAGCCGCCGAACCACTAGCGCCAAGACCTTGAGAGCCTAATTGCTGAAGATTAGCTATCTGGTTCTGCAAATCCTGAGAAGCTAGTCCAGTATTAAACCTAGACAACTCTTTCATTACATTGCCGCCGCCTACACCGCCTCTTGCAGCCGCTGTGCGTAACGCTGCTCGCTCGCCTTGCTCTCTTAAAAACTGTTGTTGTGGGCTGGCTTGGAAAGCCTGATTAAACGCTTCTTGGCCTAACGCGCCAGATACAGCAGCTTGCTGCTGAAGAGCAGCCGTGCCTGCTTGGCGGTACGGATCAAACATCTGCCCAGCTTGACCGAACGCTTGACCAACCTGCTGGGATGCTAGATCACGAGCGGCTGTTATGTCGCCTAAGCCTTGTCCATACTGTTGAGCTGCTTGCTGTTGAGCCGTTTGAAGGTCAGTCCTTGCACCGCCTAGACCTTGGTATAACGCGCCAAGTCCAGCTTGTGCGCCTCCCATAATATCTCGTCTTGCAGCACCAAGACCTGTACCAAGAGCTTCTAGTCCCAACCCAGTGCCTGACTGAATTAAACCTCCAGCTTCTTGAGCGCCTTGGGTTAAGTCCTGACGAGCAATCTGAGTGCCGCCAAGAATGTCTTGTCGTGCTTGGCCTGCGCCTGACTCAATAGCCTGTGCAGCAGCGGTTACACCGCCTGCTAGAGCGCGTTCTGCTCCAGCTAAACCAGTTTGACCGCCAGAGCCTGCACGGCCTCCTACGGCTGTAGAGGAAGCCACAGAGCCTGTTCCAGAGCTAACGCCAGCGCCAGTGCCTCCAGCTACCTCTGTCCCTGCCACAGTGCCGCCAGTGGTAGTACCTGTGCCGCCAGTAGTAGTGTCACCAGTTACAGCTCCTGCGCCAGCCTTTGCTGTGTTGTAAGCAGACTGAACCTCGGCTAAAGGTATTCCAGTAGCGCGAGACATATCATCAACAGAGACACCAAAGTTGTCCATGTTAGTCGCTATCTGATCTAACGACTGATTAGTCTCTGAGGCGTAACGCTTTAATAAGTTATCCGGTATGCCGTTGGGGAAATCTTTTTTTGCTTGCTCTAAGCCGCCAGCAACAATGTTCTCTATATCTACCATCTCTTGAGCGCGAGTATAACGAGTTGTAGCCTCATCCATTGGTACGCCCAATGATTGAGCGACTTGCTCAACACCAATGCCTTGCTTAGTCATTTCACGGTAAATATCTTGATCGGTAGTGGCTTGGCCTGAATTGATATAGTCAATGACGTTATCAAGACCAGTTTTTTCAGCAACTACAGTCTCAGTCACTTCTGCTTTTGCAGCTTCTGTAGCCGCTGCTTGCGCTTCGTTAGCGGCAGTCTCAGCAGTGCTTTGAGACGATATAGCAGTATCAAAAGCTCTTTGAGCCTCAGCCATAGGAACGCCGAGAGTGCTTGCCACAGAGCCTAGATTCGCGCCAGTAGACTGAATTAAGGAAGCAATGTCCTCTAACGAGGCATTTGGATTATTTTGAACAAATTGAACAACCGTGTCTTCAGCGCTAGGAATATTGACTCCTATACCACTGAGAGCTTCTGCCATTGCGCGTTCATCGTCTTGTCTAGCCATTAGAGTCGCCCCATTGCTTGTAGCTCAGCCAAAGCCGCTTCATCTATGCCCATGCCAGCTAACGCATTAGCTTGCCCACCCATCCGCATCATTTGAGCTTGTTGACCTTGATACTCAGGAGTTAGGTGCTGCATAACCGGATCTATTGTAGTCGCTTCAGCTAAATACGCAGGATTAGCTACCGCATCAGGCAACTGCTGCTGAGCGAAGGACATATCATAACTGCCTTGATATGGCTGCAATGCAGCGTAATTAACATCGCCGCCTCGTATTGCCTGTTCGTACATTGGCATACCAGATAACAATGCGCCTTGAGCTGCGACATTGCCGCCAACAAAGGCATTAGCCTGTTGAGGCATAGATTGACCGTAAACATCTAATCCAGCCTGCTGGCCTGCTGTCATTGCAGCGTATTGGCTTGGCATAGCCTTTCTTATGTCGGCCCTGCCCATAGATTCTTGGCGAGCAAGAAAGTCTCTAGTTAGCTGGTTGGATTTCTCCTGACGCTCGATGCCTTCATCAGACTCGCCGCCAAATAGCGTTTTAACCAACTTACTCATATCTTGCCTCTAGTTCTTCTCTAGTTATTCCAAGAATCCACTGATCGTATATTTCGCCGTTCTTCTTAAAAGATTTTCTAATCTTGCCTTCAGCCTTCATGCCGCATTGTACGGCAAACATCTTAGCGTTAGGAAAGCAGGTAGCTATCTCGGCGTTTATCTTCTCGTACTTGGTGTTCTTAGTTATCCAAGTAAAAAACTCTTTAGCGCCGTTGTAGGCTTTCTTGCCTCTAAACTCTTTCAAGATCATTGGATGGATCTCTATGGTTATGCTGTTTCGCATCTCAGCCATCCAAATACCGCAAACTTCATCATCTTCTGTATGTAAGAACCAACCACTGCTCATGTCTGGATACCACTCAGCTCGTGAGAAGTTGTCCTCGCTGATTTCATCAAATACTTCAGATCCAGTAACAAATGATCTTATGAAGTCAGCATCTACAGTTCTAGTTATCACACAAGAATCCAACCTTTTGTTCTATCTCCTCCAATACTAGGAAGCATCTTTCTGTATTGTATCGCTCCAGCAGAGCCAGAGCCATTCAGATAAAGACTATACTGTACAGCCTCTATCACGCCTTCAGGACTTCCTGTTCCCACTATCGGGATGCTAAGCGAAGCCTCTTGCGTGAACTGCCTAAACGCCTGACTCATAGTTCCATTATCTTCCACTATAGGTTGTCCGACATTTAATTTATAACTCATTGAATGCCTTCTATATCAGCTGTCATCTGTATAATAACAGGCTTAACAGGATCGCTCATCGTAAACCTAAATAACTCAAACCGTGCTGATCTGCCGTTTCTGCGCCAGATGGCTCTATGGTTATACTCACCAACCTTGCCGATGCTTCGGAATCGAGTATCGCTCCAAGTTTTAGCGTTACGGCTGCGAGCCATTCCAATCTTGGGATCTGGAGCGGCAGCATTACCAACGCCGCTCTCAACAGTTAATTCTATTTCAGGAACTAAAAACGACTCCATGTTGTTCTGGAATGGCTGAGTTACTACTGAGCGCCTTATCTCTGTTCCGTATTCTGTGTAGAAGTCAGCATCAAGGCTACCGATCCTGCCGTCTATCAAATCACCTGCCCAAATCTCGTTGTAGGCTCTAACCAAGGCAGTCACACGGTAAGCACCAAGATCTCCTTCAATTACAGACTTTCTCTCATGCCAGCGTTTGGTGATGATGTCGTAGACCAAAGCGCCACTAGGTATTGCGAAACCAACAAAGTAAGCGCCTTTCTCTGCATATCCCCACGAGAATATGCCTGATATTTGATCCTCAGTAAGATTGCTTAGCTCTTTGTCTATCGCAGTTGTGGATATCTTCGCTACGTCATTACCTTGAAGAGTCCAGATTGCTGGTGACTCATTCTGACCAGCGCCAATAAAGACAAAGGTATCTTGCAAGGATTGAATGCTAAACGGACTCGATATGCCTTTTGATAGGAATAACCCAGTTCGCTGGAATGGGAAGTCAGCGCCGCCAATGTTTTGAAATGCTTCTATCGTCTGCGATCCACCTATAAATAGCTGGTTCTTAAATACAATAGGAGCAACAATTTCATCAGGATCTGACTCAGCAGTACCGAAGTCTAAAGCGTTATAGCTAAGGCCATTATTTAACGCGCTTACAATAAACTTCTTACTGTCAGTCGTAAGACAAAAGAAGCCATCAATATAAACAACCAGTTGCGGGTTTCCGTTCGCAGTAAAGTCTGAATCTGTGATTTGGGCGAATGTATCCGCAACGTGGTTGTATATGTATCCGTTTCCATTAGGAACTAAGATAAGAAGTTGTGTGCCGTTGTCAGCCATTGAGACTCTTGATGTCCCAGCTATATTGCCAATAAACGTAAGAGTGTAGTCAGCAGCCATACTGTACAGCTTTTCGGCTATAACAAAGTAAGGCACACCATTCATCTCGTGTGCGCCTCTGTTGCCAGTTAAGCTGTTGGCGTTTGCGACCTCTTCGAGTCCAGCAGTGCCGTACAAAGTTTCCTGATTGAGCGCAGGCGCTTGAGCTATATTTGGGTAGAAGTTGACGCATTCTTGCGCCGAGATAGGCAAGCTATCGCTTTCATAGAACCCATTAGCTATAGGCAGGACAACCTTTGGCATTAAGCAACTCCAAACAAGCAATCCGTCACTGTTATGTTGTTAGTTCCAGAACCGTTAGCAACAAAGATTTCTAGGTAGTCAGACGCTGTAACTGGCACGTTAAAGAACACGCCCACATTACCAGCCGAGCCAGAAGTAACCGTCCTGCTAATCTTTGCATTGGTTATCAATGATCCGTTCTTGGCAAGATGAACAGTAAGGTCTTGATTTGTTCCAACAACATCCAAGGTGACCGAGGCGCTTACTCTAACGGTCGCTGCCGTGCCGCCTGTATAAGTCAGCTTTCCTGTGTTATCCGCAGTAAAATTAGACACAGTGCCAACAACAAACGTGCCTGCAACTTTAACCGCAACGTCTTGCGTGGCGATAGCAGTGGCAGTTGAATTGCCGTGCATACTAACCTGTGCGTTAGTCTCATCAGCAATTGATGTTATCTGAATGCCTGAGCTGTTTACTGCCGCAATACTAATTCCACTTCCCGCAACAATACTAGCTATCGTAGGCGAGGCTGCGGTAGTGTTCAAAAGTATAGGAAGACCTTCAGCGTTAGCCGTGAAGTTGTGGCTTATCTTCGCTCCATTTGATGCAGTGACAGAAGTTACAATGCCAGAACCGTTTTCTAGGTTTCTGATCTTATTAACCGTTCCATCGATTTCAAGTACAGGAGTTCCTGTGCCAGATCCAGTGGTAACAATACTACCTGTAACCCCAAGACCAGCCACAAAACTAGAATAAGAGATTCGGTAGTTAGTGTTGTTGACGAAGTAATCCATGAACGAGTTAGCAAGGACAGTATCCTGCGCTACAAAGTCCGACTTCTTGCGACCATCTGCTCTTTTAACCATTAGTGTTTACCTCTAAGGCTATAGCGCCAGTGGTCTCTGCAAGGATTGACGATTCTTGATCTGGATAAAAATTACTACTAATGCCGAAGTTATTATCTTCATTGCCAGAGCCAATAGGCAGTGTGCAAGGAAATCTAGTCTTGCCCATGCTTTGACCGACCAGCCGCATAGTGTTGAAACCATCACGAGCGGCCTTTGCTAAACCTGCCGAAACGATTCCGTTGTAATCTGGTGCGACCTCAATAGCCATGTTAGCTATCAAGCCTCGCAGTGCGCCTGTAGGGATGGTGACCTCATCACCTAGATCAGATACTGTTGTATAGCCTAGCTGAATGCCTGAAGCATCTAGCTCTGCCATGTAATTATTCATTGAAAATATAAAATCTTGGTACTCGTCAGGCTGTAGTGGAGCTTCACTAGCCTGTACCAATATCCGTTGAAGTGAGGACGTTGCGACCTGAGCGACAGTAGCCATTATTCGTATGTACTCTTTGAAGGTTTTTTGGGCAGCTCTTTTTTATGAAATACCCGAACACTGTTTTTAGTGTGAGTTAATCCAGTGTGAACTGTGCCGTCAGCCATTGTATGAGTTTTCCCATTATACGGCCTTCCAGACAATTTAAAATGCTTTGCGTTTTTAGCCATAAAAACTTCTACTCGTATGTAGCTCCGCTCTTAACCGTTTTTGCAGGCTTCTTTTAAATTTTCTTCTTTGCCTTATTAGCAGACATCATGCCTGCTTTGGTATATGGGAACTTTTGACCGTTTACGTTTGGCATAAATCACCTCACTCAAATGTGGCTTTTTTGGCAGTCTTCGCTGAGTTCTTAAAGGCTTTTGCTGTTGGAGCGCCTTTAGATCCTACCTTACGCATCCTTTCTGGAGTTTTTCCAGCAGCTTTCTGAGCTTTGATACGTTTTTTCTTTTTGTGGATATTTGCGTAGAGACCGTTATTCATAAGTAGCACTCTTTGCGCCTTTACACTTCCAGCGCTTACGGCTCAAGTTGTTAGGCGTGTTGGGATCGTTCTGTTGTCTCTTAGATAACTGTTTCTTTATACCTAAAGACCTCGCGCAATACGCATCACCTTTGCTAGTGCCTGCGCGTACACGAGAACCACCGTCACTGGCCTTCCCAGCCTGCCCATAGGAGACCTTCTTGCCAGTGGCAGTGACTTTTACTTTCGCTTTACCTTTTCTCGGAGTAGCCATAATAAAAAACTAGGAGCCGAAGCTCCCAGAATACTACAAGGTTACTTACCGTAGCCTTGACCCGCAAACAGCGGATTAAAGCAGGCATAAGCTGGCAGAAGGTCAAAACGAATCTTCTGCGTATTGGCATCACCGTCTGCGTACTTAGATACACGGATGCTCATACCATCGCTAGTAGTTGCAATAGTGTCCGTAGAGTACAGCTTAGGCAGCTTAACAGTTCCAAGACCAAACGCTTGCTTGGTAAAGAACATATTAGGCTGGAAGACAGTAGATGCTGCACCAAGGATAGTCACAACAGCGCCAGTAGCAGGAGCTGCGTCAACGTTGTTGTACTGACCAGCGGCCTCAAAGATAGCAGCACCTGAAACAACGACAGTTGCAGCGTTGCCAGCGATAGTGACATCCGCTATTACAGTGCCTGTCCACGGAACAGTAGCGCCTGCGGCATCAAGGATAAGCTCACGAGTAGCTACGTTAAGACGATTAACGCCTGCAATAGTTACCTGATCGCCAGCTTTAATAGTACCAGTACCCAGATTAGCAAGAACCAAAGTCTGCTGCATAGTGTCCTTCGCCGCAACGTAAGTAGCGTTAGGCGCACCATTCAGCGTACCAGCACGGTCAGTAGTAGTACCTGAAGTGTAGCTGCTGAGAGCATTAGAAGTCAGCGCTATCATGCCGCCAAAGTTCTGGCTGATCTGTGCTTTCTCCCACGCTGTACGAACAAGGCCGTCAGACGCATTCAAACCGTTCTGAGCTGAAGACAGCGCAGTAGTGGTGAATGGGTTCATCAGGTAGTATTTCTCGTCTGACATTGGAACGCCGACAGAATCCATCGTGGCTCCAGCACCAGCTACATCTGACCAAGCATCAACAACAGTTCCACGATCACCATAGGTCAACGCTGCGTTTTTACGCATGAAAGCGCCAAGGTCTAACTCAAGGTCAGTTACGATGCGGCGAGCCATAGGCTCAAGGATTTGATCAAGTTGGTCTAGCTCAAGAGCCTCTTCCACGTTGCCCCACTCAGTGGCGGCTGTGAAGTAGTTTTGAACAGTACCAGTTGCTTTACCAGCAATGATGTCTGACTTACCAGAACC